CTCATTTTCCTTAACCATTACCACCACTGCATCTACGCTATTTCAATGTTATTATTCGTGAGATAGTTTTATTTTAAGCTTGACTCCATAAAGCGATACTATCAAATTAGGTAGTATAATATAATAGAGAGTTGTTGCTTGACAGGGGGCAGAGTTAAGTTGTTTATTTAGGTGGTATTTATGAAAGTGATTTTGGAAGGAGACATATACCCACTCGGTAGCTTAAGCATACCCACTCGGTAGCAAACTCATACCCACTTGGTAGTGATTGGGTGTTTTTGGGGTGTTTTGTTATCTTATTATTATGCGATAGTCGGAAAGGGAGGAATTAGATGAATTTATTTGAGAAGTTTGGTAGTAAAGTATTGGAATGGTGGGAGAGGGTTTTAGGTAAGTTCGGAGAAGAGAAATTTACGAACACTCTTCTTGGATTCGTTTCTTTTGTTTTGATCGTTGTGTTAGTTTTGGCTATAATTAGATTGGTAATCTATGTAGTCTGCAAATATTTTTAGGAAGGTTAATTGAAGCGATCCAAAGTCCACGAAGAAACAACGATTGACCAATACGGGGAAGTAACATCCAAAAAGTCAATCTCGGTCTATGAGAGCAAACCTGAGAGTTACTATGTAAAAGTTTACATGGAGCATATCCAACGCCTCTTAGACTTAACGAAAGCTGAGATCGTGGTATTCTTCTTATTAAGCCGGCACATCAATTACAAGAACACAGTCCACATCACAGTAGGGATAAAGAATCGTATTGCAGAGAAGTGTGGCTTTACATTAGGTACAGTCAATAAATGTGTTGTGGGTCTCCATACAAAGAAGTGGCTGTTCAACGTATCACGTGGCACTTATTTAGTCAATCCTGAGTTCATTGGCAAAGGTTCGTGGAAAAACATATCTGAGCTGAGAATGAATTTATTTGAAGAGAATGGTTTTTTAAGCTTGACTCCACTAAGTAAGTAAACAAAGTTTGGTTATGAATAAATATTTTGAAGCATGGGTATCCTAATGGTAGGGCACTGGTTTTGTAATCCAGCAGGTGCAGGTTCGATTCCTGCTCCATGCTCCATTTTTAAAGGTCAATATGCTATTTACGAATGATTGAGATTTTTTAAAGATTAAGGAGCAGAATATGGAACAGATAAATGAACTGAAGGAAGAAATAGATGACTATATTCAAATTATCAATCTGTGATAGAAGAATAGAAGAATACGGTGCCGATGAACCATATAAATTTAGCTTTTGGGAATTCTTTGGATTTCTTCACATAACTATCCTGTGGTTCAAATTCAAATGGTTTATTGATATGGGCTATTGGTTTATTTATTTTGAATTAGGCAAACACTTTATTAGATTCAGTAATGCTGGATTTTTAACAAGTCGGGAAGGGAAGAAATGATCTTAATAATAGCTAAGTGGTTTATTGAAATTTGCAAGTCAACTGAAGAGCTGGAATCATTTTTATCAATGGGCTATTTTGAGAATGAGATAATATTCATATTTGATTTAAAAAGGTTAAGAATAATGAGAGCATATAATTATTTCAGGAGGGTAAATGGCAGACAAGAAATGTCCTAAATGTGGTGCGTATCCACTATTAAAATGCACAACTACTTATATATGCCTAAATGGTGACTGCGACACTGTATTCGACTTAGATATGAATGAATTAGACAGAGAAGAAACTTTGTGTAAATTATTCAAGATGACTAAGTAAGTAAACAAAGTTTGGTTAGGAGTTAAAAATGAAATTAGATGCAGTGCATCCAGTAGCAAAAGTCTTATCAGAGTGGGTTCCTAAAATGGAGTGGAAGGAAGGCGAGAGCAGCCTTACGCTTCGTATGCCATGTGTATTACAGACGGTAGAAGATGGAAGAGAAGTCCCATACATCAAGATTAAATTGCATAAAGAAGAATTTGAATACATCCAAAGCCTTATAGCTGAGGATATGAAATAGGTTTGGTTATGTTTTAAAAAAGGATAATAAAATGGCAAACATCTTCTGGAACGAAGGATATGAATTACCACCTATGGACGTGAACTACGGTGCGGACACAGGTGACGAGATGTACGGAGATACACCGCTTTACGGCAGGGGCAGATCAAAGGAACTTATCATACAGCGTGAGGATGGTGAATACGATACTGGCTTTTACGATTTCTGCATTAAGGCGTGGTATTGCTTTGAACTGGGAGATTGGGTTGATAATGTTGAGAGATGGTGTGATTACGCAGACAGGAGGGATATTAGGTGATAAGTAAGAAAACAAAATCTACGCATAGGGCAGCTAAGCATCTATACAAAACATCTGACCCTAAGAAGTCCTTCCAGAGAATCGCTGACGAACTTGAGGTATCGGTAGCATCTCTATTCCGGTGGCAGAAGGAAGATATGAACGCTGGCTTGGGTAAATGGGATGATAAGCGTAAAGAACACTTCGCTAAGAAAGCTGACCGAGAAGAGACTAAAGATTTGGTAGTTGACACTAAAAAGGAATTATCTGAACTATTCGATAGAAACAAGACTCAGGAGAAGCAATTAGAAGCACTCAATAAAATACAGGAATTATTAATGAGTCCTGATATATTGGACAGAATGACATCTCAGGCTAAAATTAGAGATTATCTTGATTTGACTCAAGCATATAACAAAATAAGAGAAGGCTTCGGCTTTGCTGATAAAGTTATCGTGATAGGGGCGACTAAGCCTGAAACTGATATTATCGAAACAGAGTTTGAGATATTGGAGGATTAATGTGGAAGGTCAGGGGAGTATCAATTAGCACAGGAAATGATGTTATCGGATACTTAGTAGTTGGTTATGATGCGTATATAATTGAAGATATTGAATTTTTTGAACAAGCCATTGTTGGTGATTATGCTCCAGCAGCAATAAAGGTACACAAGGATTCAATAAGGTTATATTTGGGGGATTAATGTGGTTTAAAAAGAAAATACAAGAGAAGAAGCTAAAGAAGTTTTATTTAAAAGAAAAACACCTTATGACGTTTTACTCATTGGTAGATATATATAAAAATAAAAAAGGCAGTAATTGTACGGAAAAATTAGTGCTTTGGAATTTTTTGAGATATGAGGCACTTCCGTCTGATATATGGGATGAACTTGACGAAACTAAAAATGCAAAATACTACGACCCAGCTATTTTTTCTGTGTACTTAACATTTGATTGGATATTGGAGGATTAGATGGCATTAAAGGAATGTATTGTTTGCAAAGATTTTCTTTCTGTTGGTAATTTTCCTAAAGACTCAGATATATGCTATGCTTGCCAATTTGATTTGTGTGAAAAGATTATGGAATTAGACATAGAAACAGTTAGCGATGACGTAATCGCTAAACATTTAAGGGGGTGAATATGAGATACCTATTAATATTTCTTGTCCTATTAGGATGTTCCACTGCTACGCAACCAAACTTCATTCAGATACTCAGCCCTGACGATTACAGCTTGTTTGCTTACGATGAAATCATCACTGTCAACTTCGCAGGGGTCAACATTGACGAGTGGGAAGTAGAATCTACCACGCCACCAACATATTACGAAGTAGCGAACAACCATAAGTTTTACATTTCATTCACGGGAGTAAGAAGCTCCACGATAACCATACACGCTACATTTGATGATAACACGACTGAAGATGTAGATATAACAGTTTGGCTTAATCCTTAGGGGGATTCGGGGGTAATACCCTTCACTACTGAACTTGAATCTGGAAGCACACGGAGGCTGAAATTGAAAATTGAATTTTCACAACTTGATAAGATTATTAACAAAAAGTATTACCCCCATCTTTGGAACACTGACCGTTACTTTGTGATGGTCGGAAGTGCCGGATCGGGAAAATCTTGGTTCGCTGCACAGAAGCTATGTTACCGTTTCTTCAAAGAAGATGTAGGACACAGATTTCTTGTTTTGCGTAGATACTCACCAGGGCTTGAAACTTCAGCCTTCAGACTAATCAAAGACACCCTATCAGTTTGGGGACTATTAGATAACTGCCACACTACAATTAAACCAATGAATATCAGAAATAACCTGAATGGTAACGAAATTCTGTTCAGGGGTATGGATGATCTCGAAAAGATAAAGTCTATCGAGAATATCACTTCAATCTGGTATGAAGAGTCAACTGAAGCCGGATATGATGATATGATGCAGTTAGACCTACGATTAAGACCTAAATTTAACCTATCGGCAGAACAGAGCTTAAAGCTTAAAAGAGGTGCTAAACCGGCAGATATAGGCAACTATGCTCAATTTATGTACTCATATAATCCCATTTCAAAGGAAAATTGGACATATAAAGAGAATCACAACCCTAAAAAGCTCTCATATCGTAAGAAAACCGTTACAGAAGTGGAGTATAACGGCAAAAAGCACAAAATAACCGGTATGAAAACAGTTTTGCACTCTACCTACAAAGATAACTTATTCCTTGACCTACAGTATGTGGCTTCACTGGAAGCATTGATTAACAAAGACGAATCATACTACAAAATCTATTGTTTAGGTGAATATGCCGATTTGAAGAACAAGATCTTCAATAACTACTCAATCATTCACGAAATCCCAGATTTAGAGTGGTCTAAAGTATATTATGGGCTTGACTTTGGTTTTGTCCACCCTACCGCACTTGTAAAGGTGTATCAGAAGGACGATGCTAACGAACAACCTAAAAGTATCTACTGTGAACTGCTGTTTCACGAAAGCGGACACCATACTGCTGAACTCATACAGTGGATGAATGATAAGAAGGTCAGTTACAATATTACAATGTGGTGTGACAATGCTGAACCCGACAGAATAGACGAACTACAGAAAGCAGGATATAACGCAAGAGGTTGTTACAAGTCAAATAATTACGTTAAAGACTCCATTGACTTCATGAAGATGCTTAACATCCATTTATTGGAACGTGACACTAAACTAAAGAACGAGTTCTACTCATACAAATTTAAAGAGGATAAAGACCATAATGTGAAAGAAGATCCAATAGACATTAAAGACGATGGGATTAAGGCTATTATTTACGGAACTTACACAGAATACGTACAGGGTAACAAAGTTCCTAAAGTCAGATGGATAAAGAGTAATCCCTTTATTTAAGCTTGACACCACTGTTTTTTTAGTATTTAATAATGGAGTGATAGAATTAAAGAATAGTATTATTAATTTTAATAACTTACACTCATTGTGGTAAACATAAAAGGGTCAAAAAATGCGACTACCATTCGGTCTCGAATTAGTAAAATCAAGTCTTAGAGAAAAAAAGTTAGGTCGATTTGGTACAATTATCGACAGTTGGGCAAGTGGTCAGACTCATTTTGATCCACATAATATAGATGCACTCATAAGGGCTTATGCTGGTTGGGTATATGTATGTGCTGACCGTAACGCTAAAGCTGTGGCTAAACAAACGCTAAGACTCTATGTAGCGAAGCCTGAAGGTGAACAATCTCTCGTACCCACGAAAGAGCTATCACCTAAAGAGAAAAGCTATCTTTATGAAACCAACAGCTCACAGATAAATAAAGCTTACAAGAATTTAAACCAAAAGATAGTTGTGGAAGAAGTTTTAGTACACCCCTTCCTTGATTTAATGCGAAATGTGAATCCGTTTTTCAATAAGACGGATTTTTTGTATTTAAGTCAGCTATTCTCAGAGATAACCGGTAACTCATATTGGGGAATCGGCATGAACGGCTTGAATATTCCTGGTGAGCTTTGGCAACTTCCGAGTCAGAACATGAAGATCATCCCTGATAAGAAGAAGTTTATCTCAGGATATAAATATAAGAACGACTCTGGTGAATCAAAGATGTATGATCCTAAATTAATTGTTCACCACAAATTTCCTTACCCTGGCGACCTCTTTTATGGCACATCTCCACTCTCAGCAGTACCGCAAGCAGTTAATATAACAAATTATTCCAATACATACTTACAAGCCCTTTATAAAAACATGGGGGTTATACCAGGTTACTTCACCACGAAAGAAAACCTCGGCAACATTGCATTTGACAGGCTGAACGAGCAACTCAGTAAATATCGTGGAGCTAAAAACGCTGGCTCGACACCTCTCTTCGACAATGATCTCAAATTTGAGTCTGTGGCTGTCAATCCAAAAGATTTGTTCTCAGCCATAGCTTCAAAAACCTCTCGTGAAGAGATTGCTGCTGCTTTCGGAGTCCCCCTCTCCTTAATCACAGTCGAGTCAGTGAATAGATCAAACGCTGAAAGTGGGAATTATGCTTATTTTAGGGACACTATCTCACCGAGGCTGAAATTCATAGAAGAGAAGGTAACTGAAACTATCTTACCTAAATACGCACAGAGTCCTACCGCTAAACTATTCTGTGCTTTTGATAACCCCGTTAAAGAAGATAATGAACAGATAAGGAAACAGCATGAGACTAACCTTAAATGGGGCGTATCGAGTATCAACGAAATCCGCAAGGAACAGGGAATGTCACCTACAGATGATGGCGATAGACGTATAGTTCCTTCCAATATGATATACGCTGATATGTTAGAAGGTTTTTACGAGAACAAGACGCCTAAAGAAGCTGGTTCTGGCGGTACGGGTGGAGAGAACAACGAAAGGAGTAACGATGGAATTAGTGACTAAGAGATTAAAATACAAGGACTGTAACCCAAAGAAAGCGAATGATATGGCAAAGCAGTTTCATATTAAAGCTGATGAACTGGAATTTGTAAATAAGGGTTTTGCAGAAGTTTCCGATGGTATGGAAATAAAAGAAGGTGAAAGGGCTGTTATTAAATACGTATCTACTGTGTCTGTGGATCGAGATGGTGACGTGATTTTACCTGACGCTTGGCTATTAGACGACTTTAACAAAACAAAGTTATTCCTTTATGGACACAACTACGGTGGCACTACTTTCGGTGGCAAGGGTCAATTACCACTTGGAACTGATATGTGGATTAAGACTACCGATAAAGGACTCTTGGCAAAACAAGTTTACGCTAAACACGATATGGCAGACGATATTTATAATATGCACAAAGACGGACACCCACTGCCAGCAAGCGTAGGATTTATCCCCTTAAAATCAGTTAAGAAATCTGACACTGAGGCTTGGGATAAAGCCATTACTTCGGCTAAAGAGAAGTTTTTCTTATCAGACGAAGATCTGAAAGGTGCAAATAACATTATCACAAAAGCATACCTTTTAGAACACTCTGATGTTCCGGTAGCTTGCAATCCTGATGCCCTTACGTTAGCCGTAGAGGAAGGTAAATTCCAATTCAAGTCATTAGACCTTAAAACTGAATTGTTTCCTGAAGAAGAAGTAGAAGTAGTTGATAACAGTGAAGAGTTGAAAGCACTTACTGATAAAGTGGAAGCATTAGAAGCAAAGATAGCTGAACTGACTAAACCAAAAACTGTTGCCCCCAAAGGGATAACAACTGAAAAAGCAGCAGAACTAATTAACAAAGCATTAAATAGAATGACAGATAAAATAGACATTAGACGAGGTAAAGTATAGCTGGAGATAGGTCGAGAACTATTAGGCTTGAAAACTGAATCTGGAATAATAAGGAGACTAAAAATGGATGAACCAAGAAAAGAAAAAGTTCTCACAGAAGAACAGTTCACAAAAACACTTGAAACTTCTCTTGAAGAACACTCCAAGAACATAGACGAAAAACTTTCTACTCTCAGTGAAGAAGTTGCCAGTATTAAGGTAATCGCTTCTCAGGAAGAAGAAGATAAGCTTATGAAGGGTGGATTCAAGAACTTCAGTGATTTTGTGCAGACCGTAGTAAAGAGTCCGAAAGATGAAAGACTATCATCTAAGAACTTGTTACAAAAGACAGTAAACGAAACATCCAATCTCGAAGGTGGGTTCTTAATCCCGCCAGAATTTAGCAACAGACTTTGGGAACGCAGTATAGAAGGCGACATATTCTACGAAAAAGCCATGAAGATACCTATGTCCTCTAATACGGTATCATTCCCTTACCAAATCGATAAAGACCACTCCAGTAATTTATTTGGTGGAATAACTCTTTATTACAAAGCAGAGGAAGCGGCTTACACAGCTTCGTCCCCTACTGTTGGTCAAATCCAGTTATCTCTGCATAAATTAACTGGCCTTTGCTACATTAGTGATGAAATGATCGAAGATTCACCTATATCCATCGAGCCTTATGTATCACAGAAATTTGTTGATGCTGTGAAATGGCAGAGAAACAAGGATATGCTGACAGGTACAGGTGCAGGACGACCTCTCGGTATTCAGAACTCTCCAGCATTGATTAGTGTTGCTAAAGAAACTGGTCAGGTTGCAGATACTATCGTTTATAAGAA